CAGGTTTGCCCCTTGCAGGTTTGCCCATCGCAGGTCTGCCGAATTTGTTTCAAAAAGAACTTTGTCTGTAATTTTATGTTTGATTTTCATTTCTTTTCTTTCTCCCAAATTTTATGATTGTCCAGACCAGAGTTAAAATGTTGCCTTATCCGATAGTTGGAAAATCCAAGTTTTTGGCCCACCTGAGCAATAAAGTTTTTATGTGCCAGGGTTTCATTCTTGGCATGTGTCCACAATTTGTGGATTTCACCTTGCCAGTTATAGTGCCCGGTGTATCTCATTATAATTTGGCCTTTTTTGCTAAAGCGATCAAGGTCGCAAGATTAAATGTATCCCATTGGTTGTTATCTTTATCAACGATAATTAGAATTATTTCTTGATATCCTCTTTCAATAGCATCAACACTAATTTCTCTACCAAAGGCATTATTTAATTTTGTGCCAATAACCGAGACTTTAAATCCTGGCTCATTTGGCATAGCCCTTAATCTTTTTAGTGTTTTTTTCATTTCTTTTTCTCCTTTTCTAAACAACATTTACATATTCCATTGTTACGCCCAGCAGATGATCATAATCCCCTGACATTGCCTCATCTATATATCTGTCAGTGTATTCTTTGTCCGCCCCATACAGCTTCAATGCCTTGACTGTTGCCCCTAAAACGGCAAAGGCATTCCCGTTTTTTCCGATTAGTTTTACAGTTGGCGTATTGTAAGGTGCTTTCATTTTAATTCTCCTTTTTTGTCATTTAAAATTAAACTTGATCGGCCCACCATTCGTCACCTTCTGGCTGCCCTTCTGCAATATCGGTTTTGCTCATTTTTAGATATTTATCATTCGGGTTTTCTTTTCTGATAATATAATCTGTTTCCCCGCACTCGGGGCAGCACTTGATCTTTTTTAAGTCGTTTTCTTTAGAAAACCAATAATCTTTGCATTTTTTGCATTCATAACAATTGTCGTGGGATTCAATTTTTCGGATAACCATTTCTATTCCCCTACCTTTACAAAAACTCTATTCTGCGCAACGGCAACAGTTTTTGTAATTTCTTTGATTTCTTTAAGTTCGACCATGCGGTCTACCAAGGCCATTGTATACCAACCATCTCCCCTTACCGGCTCCATTGCCTCGCTCATTCTTATAGCCCCAGCCCTTTTTAGAAGATCAAAAACGTTGTCTCTTATCTTTAGGAAATCACGTTGTCCATTTTCTGTAAAAATTTTTCGTTTTTCGGAACTATAATTATACATAATTCATTCCTTTCTATAATTTGTCATAATTTGTCATAATTTGTCATACTCGCATTTATAAAACTTGCAGCCGGTTTCTAATGCGGTCACCTTTTTCTTTGCCACTTTGCAATAAATTGCCCCTTGGCTTGGAAATTCATTTGTGACTGTTTTGCAATGGCCACAAACACCTATGCCCCGAAGCACATCCCGATTACCATCAGAATTGTCATTGGTACCGCTATCAAAAAAGCTTGAAATACGGCCTTTGCGAATTCTTTTAAATCTGGTTTCATTTTTCTTCTCCATGATGGTTTGTCCTAAGACTGTAAGTAATCTTCATTAATTATAGAGATTTGTTCATCTTCATCCATATCCGAGTTAATGCCAAGTGCAAAAAAGGTTCCATAAAAGAAACAGTCTTCACTGTCGCATTGGTAAACTTTTTGATATACATTGTCTATTTGCCATTCCATTTTGAATCTCCTTTTCTTTAGGTTTAATTATATATATAATATTTATTATAATAAATAAACCCCCAAAAACCCAGATTAAAGCCGATTATTCCCGATTATGTCAATATACAAACTCGTTTCAATTAAGTTCATATCATTTCGTCTATTTTTAAAGATTTTCATTGATTTTCCACCAAACCATCCAGATATGCCTTTATAATATCCCCATGGCATGCCCAGGGCTTACAAACACATAACAAATGTAAATCCCCAACCCGGGCAATATCAAGAAGCCTTTGTAGTTCAGCCATTACAATCGGGTCGTTATCTTTGACTTTTTTGTCAAACCATTTGCGGTATTTATCAACCACCATTTCTCGTGATCCATCCGGCCCAATCTTAAATATATTTCCCAGCGGGGTTCCCCTCATAATTGATTCCCCGGCCCGTTTATACCGATATTTGTTTTCCACATATATCATTTTGGCCCTTTCTTACATTATCCATGTTTTGCTGCAAAATCTCTCATTTCAATATAACTCAATGGATTATGCAGCATTGCCGCTTTTCGAAAAATTTCGGGTTTGTAATAGGCCGGTGGTTCTTGCCAGAATTCCTTATCCCCGGCAATAACGTCAAAACTATCCCCCAATTTATAATATTTGTTTTCCTTTTTTGCCACCTTAACAACCTGGCAGTGCCAATCAAATCCGGTACCCCCAACAGCGACAAAAATATTTTTATTTAGTTTATTAGATCTTTCAAGGATCGACAAAACACATAAGGCTTTATCGACACAAACGCCGTTTGCTATGATTTTGGGCTTTATATCGTCTATAGCAATAATAAGTGTCTCCCCTTTTTCATCAGTATCATTATCTGCCGGGGAAATGGTGAAAGTATGGCTTTCACCAGGGTTAAGATCAAAACTGGTACTTGTTGCGCCCTCATAAATAGTTGTTTTGTCACTTTGAAAGTAAGGAATTGCAATAGCCCAAATGCTTGTAAGGATGATGGATGACAGCATAATAAAAAAACCAGCTCTCCACCATTTCTTATCTCGAATTGCCTTTCCCCCCCATGCCCTTAGCTCTCCGATATACTGGCCTTGTTTTCTAAGCCTCTGTCGGTAATATTTCTTTGTTTTGGTTTTTTGGGTCATTTTTATTTCTCCTTCTCCTTCTTGTCCTTCCTATATTTAACCAAAATATCATCTAAGCCCTCAAGGATTAGGGCCTTGATAGTTGTCCCCTTGGTCACAGCCAAGTGTTTAACTTTTTTCCAGAAATCACGATTAATTTTTGTCAACAGATAATTTTTTTGTTTTGCCATTTATATCTCCCCTTTTTAATATTTATTAAGGACTACCGTGGAACATTTTACCCCTCTTTCCATATTTGTTTGAACAGTAACCCCTTCAACGGTAAAATTCATATCCCGAATAGAACATAAAATATGCTCAAGCGTTGCCGAAATAGCTAATGTGCCGTCTTCGTGGACAAGTTTGGCATAGATGGTGTTCGCCCTGAGTTGTCCATGTTCATTGCCAGACATCTCTATTTTTTCCAAGCGGTATATTTCCATTTTAATTTCCCCTTTCATGCCTTTTTAATTATAAGCGGTCAAAAACATACTTTTAATCCACTTTTCATGTTCCGCTTCGGCTTCGGCGGCTTATCCCCACCGGTTACAGTAATAACCGGTTTTGACCAATAGAGGCCTGGCATTAGTTAGTACTTATTTTTGTTAAAATATTATCCAATGCCCAGTACTCGGGATTGATAAATGCTGTAACCGTATTGCCAAGACAAAAGAAGGCGACCACAACCAAACCAATAAGGACAAACCATACAACCCCAACCCATATAAAATTCTCTTTATCCTTAGAACCATCTTTAATCTTGGTCGCAATCTTATGGGTAATGCCCCACCAACAGCCAATACCAATACCAATTAGGATATATTGAACGATATCAATTGCCCCGCTTATCGGGGCTTGTTTAAGCAAAATTGACCAAAGCATTTCGGTGGTTGTTCCAAGTTGCGTTGCCAATGTTTTTAAAAGTTCTGTCATTTCATTCATTTTAAATCTCCTTTTGTTTAAGTTAACTTATATATATAATAGATATAATAATAAATAAACCCCTAAAAATCCCAATTAGAACCAATTAGAACCAATTACAAGGATATATGAACCCATTATAACTAAGTTCATATCCTTTCATCTATTTTTAGCCATTTTTATTGATTTTTAACAAATAACATATAATCCTTGATTTTTTAACAAAATTGTTATATAAAAATTAATATAATATTATATTTCTAACTTAAAGGGTTCTTTTAAATGACCTCAAAATTCACCCGCAGAGATAAATCCCTACCTATAACAAAGCCTATTAGAAAACCCATAGCAAAGTCTATAGCAAAAACTAAGAAAAAGAACGGCAATGGTACTTTGGTTCTTACCCATAATGAGAAGATCTTTGCAGATGAATGGCTAATAGACCGAAATGGTACGAGGGCCTATAGGACAGCATACCCAAATATTAAGAACGATAATGTTGCTGGGGTTAAGGCCTTTACCCTTTTAAGAAAAGTTAAGATAGACCGCTATGTAACTAAGGCTCTTGCTAAACTATCGGCCACAAGCCGTTTAGACACGGAGTGGGTGCTCAAGAGATATGAGATGTTGGCTGACTATTGCATTAGTGATTTCTTTAATGACGATGGCAGCATGAAGCCATTCAGTGAAATTCCAAAGGAAAAGCTTTATGCCATCGGTGGTTTTAAACAGGAAAAGAAAACAATTACCACAAAGGATAAACGGCACATAACAAATTGCATTAAAGAATTCAAGCTACCAGATAAGCGGGCCAATATTGATTCGGTTGCCCGTTATCTTAAATTGTTTGGGGATGAAAGCAAGGATAAGGGCGGCATAACGGCTGACACCATAAATATTCAGATTAATCTTGTTAGCGATGGGGAGGTTGTTGGTTAAATGCCAAAGCCCGTAACCATAAATATTAATATTAATGAAAACGTCTTTAATGAGGTTTTTCTGTATTCGTTAAATGACAATACCCCCACCCAGATATTCTTTGGTGGTGCTTCTGCTGGCAAGTCTGCATTTGTTATAGGGCAAAGAACAGTTTGGGACATGCTTAAAGGCGGCCGTAATTTTCTTATCCTTAGAAACGTTGGGCGCACATCCAGAATATCAACATTTAATGAGGTGAAGCAAACAATAAAAGATTGGAAGGTTGAGCACCTTTTTAAAATCTTGGAATCCACAATGATAATTACTTGTGTCAATGGATACCAGATAATGTTTGAAGGTCTGGATGATGTCGAAAAGATTAAATCCGTAAAGCCCGCAAAAGGGGTGGTAACCGATATAATCGTCGAAGAGGCAACAGAAACCCAAAGAAATGACATTAAGCAACTTGTAAAACGCCTCCGTGGTAAATCAGAAAGGCCCAAGCGCCTCGTTCTGTTGTTTAACCCCATCCTAAAATCACACTGGATCTATAAAGATTATTTCTCTGGCAAGTGGAGTGAAGGAGATGTTTGTTATTCTGATGAGAAGCTTTTTATCTTAAAGGTTACTTATAAAGATAACAAATTTTTAGAACAAGCAGATATTGACCGCCTCGAAGATGAGACATCCCCTTATCATTACAATGTGTATACTCTTGGCAATTGGGGTACGCTCGGTGGTGTTATATTTACCAATTGGCGCATTGAAGATTTGTCTGACATGATAGATCAATTTACAAACATTAAGAACGGCCTTGATTTTGGTTATAGCTCTGACCCTATGGCATTTAACCGTATGCACTATGATAAAACACGCAAAAAGATTTATATTTTCCGTGAAGAGCATGCAATAGAACTGACCAACCCACAGATTGCTGAATTAATTTCCCCTATTGTTGGCAAAGAATTGGTAACGTGTGATTCAGCAGAGCCAAAGTCAATAAAAGAATTACAAAATAATGGCATTAGGGCCTATGGAGCCACAAAAGGAAAAGATTCTATAAATCACGGCATTCAGTTTATTCAGCAACACGAGGTTATAATTGATAAGCGATGCCAGGAGACAATAAATGAATTTGAATTGTACCAGTGGGCTAAACTAAGGGACGGCAGTGATGCTGGTAAACCAGTTGACAAGGACAATCATCATATTGATAACATTCGCTACGCACTAGAAACTGAAATGGCGAGCCTGCTGGTAACGCCAAAGGTTTTATTCCCGAAGCCAGACATGCAAAGAGAATTGTTAAAAGAACGGCCCAAGCCCAAAAAGGGCCAGATTGTCATTCCTGTGGACGAAGGCGGTCGCATCGTTGGATACGAGACGATTTCTGGTGATAATATAGATCCCGACAAATTCAGAGGTGGCATTACTGGGGGGTTATCTTAGTTTTAAGGGTATTAAAAATTGGTGCATACTAAGATATAAGGCAAAGACAGATACAAAGAGATAAAAGGTTAGAACAAGGTTATTAACGAATAAACATACTTTGTATAACCATATATAAGGTTTTTAATTAATGAAATACCAAGAAAAACTAAAATACAGCGACATGGAGTTTGTCTGGGTTCAATCACATTATGATATTCATCTTAGAGGGCTGTGTCGATATGGCAAGCGAATGACATTGCATAGTTTTGAAACAAATGAAGAAACCGAGACATGCACAATTTATCATCTTGGCTTTTTTAAAAAATTAAAATGGCTATGCAAAAAGAAATTATTTGAGTTGTGTGTTGGATATCACTGGACTTATCCGTATTGTACTTATGGGTATTGCTTTAATCCTGACACCCGACTAAAGAAATGGTTTTGTAAGGTTTATTACAAATATAAATTTAACAAACTTATAAAAATTTAAGACTTATAGTTATTATTTAAAATAAGGAGAGGCAGAAATGACATTTTTTACAAATATCGGACATGGACATCATGCGGGCAGAAAGGCGGTACAGGAGCTACTTACGGGTGCTAATTCTTGGACAAGCGCGTTAATTGTATATCCTTATCAAACAGTAAACGTCGGTATTATGATCGGCAGTCAGGTTTCGGATATTGTTTCATTTGCTGGTGGCCTTGGTGCCTCGGTAGCCTCTGGCGCGGCAATATCCAATATCCTGTCAACCATGAGTGCATCAATTACCCTACAGAGGCAATATCCGGAAGAGATGGGCGGAGATTTCTGGCATGATGTGGATGCATGGAGTGTTACAAAGGCCGAAGGCGAGGCCGCAAGCTCTGAAAACATATCTGACAAGTCAGAGCCAGAGACTATGATGTATCGTCTTGGCACGAAGGCAGGCGCACATGAAAGTGGTGTTGCATTGGTGAGATTAGGTACTTCATAAAGAGTGGTGTGGTAAGGAGCAGTAAAACATGGCGACGAATAATAGAGGAAACATAATCCCACCCAGGAACGACAACAAAGGCAATATAGTTCCGCATACTATTTCTAAACAGAATACTATCTTTACCGGAGAAGGTATTATACCGGAGATCCTCGGTGATAATTACCTTGTTTCTGATGATCTGGTTTGCACCTTACCCATGACCTCCGGCCCGAATGGCACAGGGATAGAGGATCTTGTGACCGCCCGTGCCTCGGATAGCGGTAGTTACCTTGATAATATTACCACTTATCTGGATACGGCCAAGGGTGATTCCGAGAACCTCTGTTTGTATTCGGAGGATTTGACTAATGCGGCTTGGAGCGCAACAAACGCGACGAAAGATTCAGCAACCACACTTACATTTACGGCTCAAAATGGTTTCGTTAGTCAAGTAATTTCTACAGATAGTGGAAAATCTTATACACATTCATTTAAAGCCAGAAGAATAACCGGGAATACCGGCTTACAGTTTTGGCATAACAACTCAGAAACCGGCGCTTTTTCTTCATTGACTGTCACTGACACCCTGACACGATATTCGGTC